TTGAGTTTCAGCAAAGAAATTGTAAAAACCTTTTGCATCGACAATCTTAATATTATTATCATTAAGATGCTTTAAAAGTAAAGCAAAATCGACAACAGTTCCCTTAAATTTTCCATCTATGTCAAGACCAGACTTACCATAAACTTTAGTAGTGTCTGTAATCTGCTTGACAATCTTTTTAGTCTGTGCAAAATTTTTCATCTCAGGAGTAAAATCTCCATAAGCTGAGTCTCTGGACTCACGATTAACATTTATCAATCCTTGAGCGACTAGATTGGAAATAGTTACAATCAACTCGTCTGGATAACGACGATTCATGTTGTTAGGTGTAAAGATTTTTTCAAATCCCTCTTTACATTCTTCAACAAGTGCACGAACAGCATTTCCAAACTTAGATGAAATTGCATTTCGTTTTTCTTGATCATTGAGAGCGATGCCCTCATTGATATTACGGAATCTAAGAGCAAGATCTTTGCGAGTTCCTTCTTTGATAATGTGAATGTTGAGTTCCACACCATCAATAAAACTCTTATTTTCCAATTTCAAATCTTTGTAATACTTTGAGTTTCTAGAAGCAGTAATAATTTTACCATTACCTAAGTCATACTTACCTTCAGTTAAAGGGAAAGAACTATCTAAAAATTCTTTAACTGTATTATCACGATTGTTACCATCAATAGTGATCCATTCATATCCCTGTGCTTCTAGTTCGGAAAAAAAGATATAGTCTTCGTGATCTTCACCTTCATTAAGTCTAACATATTGTTTTAAACTAGGTATGTGTCCTAGTGTGATTGCACCTGTTGCAAATCCTAACAAACAAGAAGTGATGTAACCTTGTTTTTGTTTTGTTCCCCATCTAGCTTTAGATTGGAAAGCTTCATCAAGATAAATCTTGTTATCTTTTTGTAACTGGGCGATTTGTGCTAAAGTCCAAACTTTAGGCATCCAAGAACTTGGCATAATAATAATTTGTAAACGACATGTGCCAAAAGTGGTGAATAAAAAGACCGCAATTGACTACAATATTAATGTAGCATCGTTTATTTTACTTGTCAAGTTATTTGTTTTATACGGTTTCCTCTACCTTTTTCTTTTTTGATCCAATATTATATTTTGTTTCTAGAATCCAGTCTCCCTTGTCCTTAAAAGATAAAACTTTTATCTGATTTAGTGGTGCTACATCTTGAATAATATCTGCACTAACAATACCTACAAGCCCCCAATCTACAAGTAACTGTGCTATACGATTTCTACGTTGAACATCATTAGATGTAAGGTTTGCATGCTTTCCATCTAACGCAAATAATTCTTTAAAGTGTACCAAAAAATATCTGCCCTGCTTATGAAGTATGTGACAGGATTGATATATCTTCTTCTCCTTTCTGGATGCTACACCTATTCTTGTCAGAGTTTCTCTAACCTTTAAAAAATCGTCTGGCTCATTTAATGTCACTTCGACCATCTGGTCAGGATTCCATTTCACATCTGGTTCCTTAAGAACACTACTCATCGTCTTCCTCCAATATCAAGTTTAGATTTAATAAAATTCAGTTGTTCTTTTGTAAGAATTTTTAGAATCTGTTCCGCTTTAGCATTACTACATTCATAGTATGTTTTGACACTATCAAGTTCTTTGATCTTGTCTTTACGCAACCAAGGAGAAAATCTTTTCTTCTTCCTCACTATATGTATAAGAAAATCATGTTGCATCTTTTTTGGTAAAAAAGGATACTTATTCATCTCATTAGCAAGCATCACAGTGTCAAGATGTCCTGACAGACACTTGTTCACAATGAAGGGAGGATACTCTTTTTCGATTGATGGATCTTCATCAATCAAGTTCTTTTTATTAAGGTTGATTGAGTTCAACCAATCTTTCAATTCTGCCATGATAATAAGTATTGATCAAATGCCTTGATCTTTTTGACTTTCAAAAAAATCCTGCATTGTTGACTGCATCTGTCCTTTGTTTTCTTTTGGGTCTAATTTATTATAACCTTTTTTCTTCTTCCAGTCACCATACATTGCTTGAAGATGCCATGAATCTGTAAGACTGTGAGGCCCATTTTCAAGTAATTCGAGTTCCCTTTTATCACTGGTGTAACTCTTGTATTCATTTCTCCAATTGGAGTCATCATAAAGTTTGTTTGTCATTAGTCTTTGTTAAATGAAAAAGTTTTTCCCTTGATCTGAGATTGACCATCTGGGTTTGTTCCTTGTGGTTTGAATCTACCCACACCTATACCTTTTTTCTTGCCGAGACCACCTTTGCGAGTTGCTGATAGTGTACCACCTTTTTTACCTGATGTCAATACGGAATCTTGTCCGTATTTCTTACCCAACTTCTTTACTTCCTTCTTGAACTTTCTCTTACCCATCTTACCACTATCTATTACATGACTTCTTTCTTTTACTCTTGTTTCTTTACCTGTCTTATCATCTTTCTCAACATAAGATCCAGTTACTTTGGTAGCACCTCTCTTAAATTTGCCACGAATATCTTTATCTAACTGTTTAGCCCTTGCACTATTTTCTTTAGCAGATTTATTAGCTCTTGATGCAGACATTACAGCAATGCCTTTCTTGTCAGACTTACTTTTAATTCTAGAAAGACTACTTTCGTTTATAAATTCTTTGAACGTCTTCATCTCTATCCGTTTTTTAAGTATTTATTAACGAATGATTTGTATATCATTATCCTCTGTCCATAATTCAACATTATCTCTAAATCTACCTTCTTTCTTTAATTTCTCATATCTTTTACCTGCCTTCTTCTTCCACCATGCAATAATATTTTCAAGATAAAACTTATCCCAATTTTGTCCACGAACTAATTCCTCTTGCTCACCAGATATAACTTCACGAACATTACCATATCCATAGTCTGAAATGTAGAATCTTTTCTTTTCGGTAAGTCCGAATGCCATTTCTATGGTATCATTAAACTCTTTTAACTTAGTCTCATCTTCTAAACTATTTCTGATAATAGAAATCATCTTAGTTTGTCTTTTAAGTTTTTTAGATGATGCTCTATTTTCTGTCAGAGGTTCATTATTGTTCCACTCAGTAAATTTATCATGTAAATTATGAAATGCTTCTTTATATAAAACAGGTATAAACTTACTATCAGTTAAACCTTTAAATCTCATAAAAGGTTTTAAACCGTCATATTGTGATGCAGAACTACTAGATCCATATAGAGATGTTGTTTCAAATAATGCAATATTTTTTTCAAAGATATCATTCAATAATTCTCTAACATAATGTGATACACAGATTAATGCTAGAAGTTTACCACCAAGATAATTATACCCAAAAGGCTGTGAAGGAACGATAGCAAATCCCATTACAGTATGACGATTAAAAATCGTAAGATCTGGTGCTTTACCTAACCATTCATTTCTTGGTTTTGAATTAATAAGAGGAGACTGTAATCTAATAAATCCGATTATTTTATTTGTATTCTTTTCATATACCATCATCCTCAATTCTCTACCGGGAATATTATCTTCATTATTATGAGAGGATACTGCTCTTAAAAGATCTTTATAATATGATTGAGGTAATCCTTTTTCTCCAAATCTACTACCAACTAATCGAATATCAAATTCCATCTCACTAGGATGTATATCCTGATTAAAAAAATAATCTTTAGGATCATCTAATGGATGTGCATTTGTTATTACAGATTTTTTTACATGACGAAGATACTCTTCAAGATTAGTAAAATTTTGAAAATAATCTATAAATTGATCGGCAGCCCATGCTGCCTTGTCTTCATCAATCTTTTTTATCACCATGTTGATGTTGTGGATAATCTTGTTCTTGTGCTCTTTGTGTCATTACTGGATGACGACCTTCATGTCCATGAGCAATACCTAACTCATGCATTTTAGCATGTTCTCTAATTTCGTCTTTTAAATCTTTACCACCGGGCCCAAAAGTAAGATATAAACCATATCCCACTAAAGAAACTAGAGATGCTATGATCCAAAAGATGAATACACCTGTTGGTGGTAATCCTGCGTAATCTCCATGTGGGATTACATTAATAAAATACTCCATTGTTGTTTTTAAGTGCATTGAGTTCGATTTGAATAGTGATCATTTCAGTAAGGTCTCTGACATCTTGTGACATTTGACGATAACCATTACCAACATAAATTTGTCCTGTCATTACTGCTATGGTTGCAGCACCCCAAAACAAATAATATTTGTTTGATTTAATCTGATGTTTCAATTTCGTTATTTGAGTCATTTTGATTTGGATAATAAACTTGTACAAATGATTGACATTTAGGGCAAGTGAGATTAGTTACGATGGAGTATTCCTCTTCACACCCATAATCTTCACCATCGAAATCTGATCCCCATATCAATTCGGTATTGCAGTGCCAACAGTTCATTTTAGATTCTCCATCAATGTATAGTATACCACATAACCAGAAAAGATGCCACTTATTAGCAAAAGAATACCAAGAACACCAAAAGCATTTAATTTAAATGGTTTTCTTTTTCTTTTCATTTGAATTCACACTCTACCATAATCTCTGTTAGACAGGCAAGAAGATTAATCTCTTGATCTGCTACGAATGCCACTTGATATTGATATTTAGCCAAAACGAGTACAGCAGCAGGAATAGAACTAGCGACCAAGGAATCATATAGACTGTCGTAAATGCGACGAAAAAGTAAAGTAGTATCATTATCCAAGTTAGTGTTGACCCACTTACGTACTTCAGAGAAGTTTTTGTCTTTAAGATTTTTAAGAAGTTCATTTACAGATACATCAGAGAAAGAAGCAAGAATACCAGAATCTATTTCCCCACCTACAGAATATCTTTGACATTCATTTAACACCCTTCTCCAATCAGGGAAGTGTTTGTTTATCAATTCAATTATAACTTTCTTATCGTATCTAACTTTCTCTAAATCAAGTATCTCTATGATTCGTTGGAAGAATCCTGCTGCGATTGTGGGTTTGTCTTTTTTATTAACATTAAAGTCAATAACGGCACACCTACTATGGAGTGGTTCAATAATTTTGTTCTTGTAGTTGCAGGTGAAAATAAATCTACAGTTTCTGGAGAACTCCTCAATAGACGCTCTAAGGAGGAGTTGTACGTCGGAAGTGGTATTGTCTGCTTCGTCAAT